GGCTCCGAAACAGTATGCAAGGGAACAATACGGAAATAAATGGGAGAAGGTAAAGAGTTTCCGAATGAATGACGAGGTGCCGGAGAGTATCCAGTTAAAAAATAAGCAGAATGAAAAACTTTATTATTACATTAATTGGATTGAGATTGATGTCGTTAGGAAGAAAAAGGCAGTCAAGAAAAAACTGACACCGGCAGAACAGAAGGAAAAGGAACAAAAAGCAAATAAGAAATATATGAAAGATGTTCTGAAAAAGTTAGATGAACGCCGCAGGCTCTTTGTGACTGATATTGTTGAGGGAAGAATTGCTCCGGTAAAGGATGAGGAAAAGGTGAAGGATGCATTGTGGAGTGCACTTGTGTTGAATCAGTCGTTTCTTTATCCGTCACGGCTTAGCTACTTCTTTGCCGGGAAACCGCTTTATGAATGTACAGAGGAGGAAAGAAAGGAAGTATCTGAAAAAGTGACTAAATTGACCATACTCCATCAGATGTTAGTGCTGCTCAATGCAGCAATGGATGGAACAGAGTTGGTTAAATATGACGGAACCTATAAAAAAGAAAATGGTCAGGGGCTTATGGATGGCTATAAGGTACTTCGGTTGTATGGCTGGTCGTTTGAGGACGAGGAGGAAGAAAAGGTGGTTGACGGAAGTCACGAGTTTTATGAGGAGGAAAGCGGCACATGAAAGAATCATGGAAGGACATTCCCGGTTATGACGGAAAGTATCAAGCGGATACAGAGGGAAATATCCGGCGTGTGTATTCATCAGGAAAAACACGCTTGCTAAGACCATATCACAAGCATATGAGTGGAAGCCAAAGGATGATTGTTAAATTAACCAGGGATGGAAAGAGTAGAGAAGAAATTGTGATGCAGTTGATTGCGAAAACATTTCTAGGAGTTCCGCCGCCGGGACATGTGGCATACCACAAAAACGGATGTCAATATGAAAATCATATACAGAATATTTCATACATAAGCAAACGTGAACTAGGAAAACGCACGGGGGCAAAGAGCCGCCGACAACCAGTTGCAAAAATAGATTGTAATGGTGAAGTGGTAGAAGTGTACTCGTCAGCGCGGGAAGCGGCAAGAAAGAATTACATGAGTTATCAAACGATTATAGACCGCTGTAATCGAAAATGTAAGAGTACATTTGCTCCAGATGGCTATGCGTATGCATGGGATGATAAGGAAATCAGCATGCGATATGCATTGCGAAAGATTGAGATTGAGGATGGCTATATGCCAAAGGCACCTGATGTGGAACCGGAGTGGTAAAGCAGATGGCGACCAGATGGTCGCCATCACT